GTCATTTTCTCTCTCGGGTGATGGCTCGCATCGCTTCGATCGATCGAGGTGATGGGTGCCGGGGGTGAATCGGGCGCACTACGCCGGTGACTTCGCCGCTCGGTCCCGCCGGGTGCGGGCAGCGGCCGAGGCCGATCCGTCGACGACGTGTTGGCGGTGTGGCCGCCCGGCGATCGAGGGCGATCCGTGGCAGGCCGGCCACGTCCGTGCCGGTGACCCCCGGTCCCCGCTCCTGGCCGAACACCGGTCGTGCAACGTGAAGGCCGGGCGGCGGATGCGGGAGCCCCGTCCCCGCCTGGGGTGAGATGACCCGGGTCGGGTCGCAGACCCCCCGGTGGGAGTGCCGTGCCCCCGGCGCGGTCGGGTCGAAGGTCGACGACGTGGTCGAGGTTGGCGGCGGCGCCGGCCTGGTGTTCGATCCGTGGCAGCTGTACTGGTTGGCCGCTGCGACGGCCGTGAGGGACACCGGGCTGTGGGCGGCGCTGGAGGCGGCTCTGCTCGTCCCCAGGCAGAACGGGAAGACCGGACCGGTGGCGGCACTCATGCCGACGGCGGTGACCAGGTGGGGGATGAAGCAGGTCATCTACACCGCCCACGAGTTCAAGACGGCGCTGGAGGCGTACGCCGCGACCCGGGCCGTGGTGGAGACGTCGCCGGATCTGATGGAGCTCGGCCCGAAGTTCCGCCGGTCGGGGGTGGAGACGGGGATCGAGTTCCCGATGTTGGGGGCGAACATCCGGTTCTTGGCCCGGACCGGCGGGAGCGGGCGGGGCTTCACCGGTGACCTGATCGTGTTCGACGAGTCGTTCGCTCTGCGGGCCGACATGGTCGAGGCGCTCCTCCCCACGTTGTCGGCCCGGCCGAACCCGTTGGTGATCTACCTGTCGTCAGCGCCACTGTCGTCGTCGGAGCAGCTCCACAACATCCGCCGGCAGGGCCTGGCCATGGCCCGGGGGGAGGCGTTGGACGAGGACCGTGACGAGGATCTGACGGTGTTGGAGTGGTCGGCGGAGGAGGGCGCGTCGCCGGGGGATTGGGATGCGATCTACCAGGCGAACCCGGCGCTCGGCCTGCGGTTGACGGAGCGGTTCGTGGTGAAGGAGCGCCGCCGCATGTCGGAGCGGGGGTTCGGGCGGGAGCGGTTGGGGATCCCGGACGACCCGGACGGTCTGGAGCAGGTCGATGTCGCCCGGTGGACGGCGTTGACGGACGAGGCCTCGGAGCCGTTGCGGCCGTTGGGGTACGGGATCGGGGTGACGTGGGAGCGGGACTCGGCTGCGATCGGCGCGGCCGGTGTCCGCCCGGATGGCCTGGTGCACGTCGAGGTGGTGGAACACCTCCCGGGGGTGGCGTGGCTGGTGGACCGGTGTGTGGAGATCTGGGATCGGCATCAGGTGCCGTTCTGGGTCGAGCTCGACTCGCCGGCGGTGTCGTTCGTGGGGCCGTTGGAGGCTCGGGGGGTGGAGGTTCGGACGAGGGCGAAGGGTGCCGGGCATGCGCCGTTGTTGGTGGATGGGGTGAAGGCGGCGTCGTTGCGGCATCTGGGGCAGGCGTCGCTGACGTCGGCGCTGGTGGGTGCGGCTCGGCGGAACGTGGGGGATTCGTGGACGTGGAATCGGCGGTCGTCGGCGGATGACATCTCGCCGTTGGAGGGGGTGACGTTGGCTCACTACGGGGCGGTGGTGGAGCCGGCTCCTCCACCGAAGCGGAAGGCCCGGGTGCTGTGAGTCCGGTCATGCAACTGTGAGCGGCCGCTTGCTGTAGCATGCGGCCATGGTTCTCGCCACTGCTGCCGCCCAGGTCGCCGCCCTGGTCGCCGTTGTCGCCGGGATCTGGCTGGTCGTCCTCGTCTCGGCCGAGGTCGGTGCGGCCACGATCCTGTCCGCTCTGGTCGTCGGTGGCGCTGCGTACGTGGTCGAGCGGGACCTCTGATGCCGTTCGGGTCCCAGCTCCTGACCCGCAAGCAGGGACCCGTCCCCACGAGTCAGTGGCCGTCGGTGATGGCCCGCCGTCCCGGTCAGTCGATGATCGCCCAGCGGGTCACCGAGGAACAGGCCGAGGGGATCTCCGCGTACCGCCGCGGGGTCCGCCTCATCGCCAGGACGATCGGGATGCTCCCGTTGCAACTGGAGGCCGACGGTGTCGCAACCGGGGTGGTCCCCCCGCTGCTCCAGCAGCCCGTGCCGTGGAAGACCAGGCAGGCCGCTGTCGAGACCGTGGTGAAGACCCTGATCGACCACGGGAACTACATCGGGATCCTGTGCCAGTGGGACAACGTGGGCCGGGCTCACGGCGTCGTCGAGGTCCACCCCCGGGAGGCGGCGGTGACGCTGCTCCCGTCCGGTCTGTGGTACCGGATCGGCCATGACCTCTACCACTCCACCGAGGTGATCCACATCCAGTCGGGGGGGTCGGCTGGTGACCTCGTCGGGAAGGGCGTGCTGCAGTCGTCGTGGGAGGCGCTGAGCGCTGCCCGATCGGTGTCGGGTGCCCAGGCGGACTTCTACGCCGACGGGATGTACCCGGGGGCTGCGCTGGAGGTTGAGGACCCGGACATCTCGCAGGAGGAGGCGGACGAGCTCCGGGTCCGGTACATGGCTCGGGTGAAGCGGAACGAGCCGTTGGTGTTGCCGGCGGGGATCAAGTTCGTGCCGATGGTGCGGCCGACGGCTGAGCAGTCGCAGTTGACGCAGGCCAGCGACATGAGTCGGCGGCAGGTGGCGGATCTGCTCGATCTGGATGGTGACTGGTTGGGCGTCCCGGCGTCGTCGTTCACGTACGCCAACATCGTGGATCGGTTGGACAACTTGGTGCGGTTGACGTGTCAGCCGTGGATGACGGCGATCGAGACGGCGTTCAGTGGTCTGATGCGGTCCGGGTCTGATGCGGCGTTCCAGACGTCGGAGTTGTTCCGGGCGCAGACCCTGGACCGGTACCGGGCGTACTTGATGGGGCAGAAGGGTGGGTGGCTCGACGTGGACGAGATCCGTCGTGATGATCGGCGTCCCCCGCTCCCTGACCGCCCGGAGCCACCGGCCGAGGACATGGGCGATGATGAGGAGGCCCCTGATGAGTGAGATCCTGTACCGCTCCTACGGCCTGGTCCAGGCGAGGGCCGCCGAGGGTGACGGCCGTACCCTGGACATCCGGGCGGTGCCGTGGGACACCGAGATCCAGGTCGGTCCGGCCGAGTGGGAGTCGTTCGACCGGGGAGCGTTCGACGCCCAGTTGCGGGCCGCTGACCGGATCAAGCTGACCCTCGGCCACCCGAGGCCCGGGGACCGGCTCACCGATTCGATCGTTGGCCGGGTGACCGGGATGCGGGTCGAGGACGACGGCCTCCACCTGGAGACCCGGATGGCGTCGACCCCGACCGCCAGCGACGCCCTGGCCCTGGTGAACGACGAGGCCCTCGACGAGGTGTCGATCGGGTTCCTCGACATCTTCACCGACCGCAGTGACCGGCCTGGTGGTGGCCGCCTCCTCCGCCGGACCGCGGCCCGGCTCCACCACATCGCCCTCGTCGCTGACGGTGCGTACGGGCAGGGTGCCCGGGTGCTCGCCGTCCGGGAACACGCCGACCCGGAGCCGGCCCCGGTGGCCGACCAGGAGCTGGTCGAGGCCCGGTCCGGGCTCACGCTCGCTGACCTGCGCCTTGTGGCCAGGGGCATCACCGGGTAGTATCCGGCCCATCAGGCACCCCCGGTTGTCGGGCACCCCTGGCCAGTTGAAGCCTCTCAGGCACCCCCGGAGCCGCTGACCCTCTCGGTCGCCGTCGGGCACCCCTGGTCCCCTTACGGAGATTGGGATGCCCAGCGCACTCCTGGCCCGCCTGCTCGCCGAGCGGGCCCAGGTCACGACCGACACGAACGGCCTCACCGAGCGGGCCGAGACCAGGATCGCCGCTGCTGTCGCTGCAGCTGGCGATGGGGACCAGCCGGACACCCGGCTCACCGAGACCGAGGCCGCCGAGTTGCGGGCCTTGCAGGACCGGGCCGCGGAGCTCGATGAGCGGATCGGGGAGCTGAACGCGGTCGAGGAGCGGGAGGCCGCCGCTGCGGAGGTCGCTCTCCGGGTTGCTGGCCGGCCCTCGGTTGAGCAGTCGTTGGCTGGTGGCACCCCGCAGGGTGGGGCCGTGGTCCGGTCGGAGCCGGAGGTGTACGGCCCCCACTCCCGTGCGTCGTGGGTCCTCGACGCGGCGATGGCGGCCGGGATGTTCGCCGGCAGGGCCGGAGCCGTCGACGGATACCAGGAGCGGCAGGCCCGCTACGCCCAGGAGCTGGAGACCCGGGATACGACCACCGCGGCGTACGCCTCGCTGATCCCGCCGCAGTACCTGCTCGACATGTTCGCCCGGATCCTCCGGGCCGGCCGGCCGTTCGCCGACGCCATCATGGGCATGGGTCTCCCCGGGGTCGGGATGTCGATGATCATCCCCCGGATGACCGCCGGGATGACCGTCGCGACGCAGGCCACGCAGAACACGGCCCCGTCCACGACCGACGTCGCGGTCACCGACCTCAGCGTCCCCGTCAACACGTTCCAGGGCCGGGGCGTGCTGTCCCGCCAGTCCGTGGAGAGGGGAGCGATCAACCTCGATCAGCTCACCTTCCAGGACCTCGCCGCCGACGCCGCCCGGTACATCGACCAGCAGGCCCTGTACGGCACCGGTGCCGGCGGCAACGCCCTCGGCGCGATCAACACCGGTTCGATCCTGACGGTGACCCAGACCGCTACCACGGGGCTGGCCACGATCCAGGCCGTCGCCAACGCCATCCAGCAGGTCAACACCGCTCGGTTCGTCCCGCCGGACCTGGTCGTGATGCATCCCCGCCGGTGGGGCGCGCTCACGGTCACGCTCGACTCCCAGAACCGTCCGCTGGTCTCGATCGAGGCGGGGCAGATGAACGTCCTCGGCCAGGGCGAGGCCGCCCAGATCGGGTACGTCGGCACGATCCTCGGTGTCCCTGTCCTGGTTGACCCGAACCTGCGGACCAACCTCGGTGCCGGCACGAACCAGGACGAGATCCTCGTGCTGTACCGGGGTGACGCCATGCTCTGGGAGGAGGCCGGCGGGCACCGCCAGTTCACCTTCGAGCAGCCCGTCGGGCCGCAGTCGGTGCAGCTGGCGATCTACGGGAACTTCGCGTTCACCGCTGCCCGGTACCCGGTCGGGATCGCGTACATCTCCGGCGTCGGGCTCGTTCCGCCCACGTTCTGATCAGGAGGAACACCATGGCAACCACCACCGTCACCGGCGGAGGGGAAGTCGTCGACGCCAGCAAGCTCGGCGACGAGACCCGGATCCGCAGGACCCTGCTGGCCGAGGAGCACACCGCTGCCCTCCGCTCCGGCGACGCCGCCGCGGTCAAGGATGTGGAGAAGCGGATCCAGGCCGAGTACAAGGACGACCCACTCCCCGCTCCCCCGGCCCCCTGATGGCCATCGTCGACGGATACGCGACGCTCGAGGAGGTCAAGGCCGAGCTGCGGCTCGGGACCCTCGTCGACGATGCACGCATCGAGCAGTGCATCGAGGCCGCGTCGCGCAACGTCGACGACTTCACCCACCGCACGTTCGTGGCCGGCGCCGTCGGAATCCGGGTCTACCGGTCCGACGGCCGCCACGTGTTCGTCGACCCGTGCGACACCCCGACCCTGGTCGAGGCATCCAACGACCAGGCCACGTGGTCCCCCGTCACCGCCTACGTCCCGGTCGTCTCGGCCGGGGCGAAGGTCCGGTGGCTCGAATCCACGGCCGGGTTGTGGGCGACGTGGGTCCGGGTGACCGCCCCGTTCGGCGAGGCGCTCCTCCCGCAGGTGAAGCGGGCCACGATCCTCGAATCGATCCGCCTGTTCGTCCGCAGCAACTCCCCGGAGGGGGTCCTGGTCGGGGATTGGGGAGCGGCCCGCATGGCCCGCATCGACGCCGATTACCTGGCCCTGCTCCGCCCGCTCCGCCGGCAGGTCCTCGGATGACCCGGCCCGGGGTGGCCCCGGCGCTGATCCGGGAGGCGTTGCGGCACACCCTCGACGTCGGACTCGGCGGTCAGGTCCAGATCATCGACCCGCTCACCAACCCGCAGCCCCCGTGCCTCGTGCTCGGCCAACCCCAGGTCGAGTACCACCGGGCCATGCAGCGGGGCCTCGGCGCCGTCGAGTGGCCGATCTGGGCGCTGTTCCCCTCGACCCACGACCTGGCCCCGGTGGACGCCGCCGACGAGCTCCAGGCCACGGACGGGGAACGGTCGATCCGTCGGATCTTGGAGGAGGACCGGTCGCTGGGCGGGGTTGTGCAGACCTTGCAGGTGGTCCGGTCGTTGCCGGAGCTGTACCCGTACTCCCCGGCCGCTCTGCTCTCCGTGCGGTGGGATGTGGAGGTGTTCGCCTGATGGCCGCTCTCGTGCTGGTCGACGCCGAGGTCCTGGCCGGCCCGGTCCGCCTCGGCGGTGTCGCCAACCAGGTGAGCCTCTCCATGGAGGCGGAGACGAAGGACGTGACCACGCTGACTCCGCCGTCGGCGGCCGATGCTGGTTGGCGGCGTCACCTGCCCGGTCTGCGGTCCCACGAGGTCGAGGTCGAGGGGTGGGTCGACACGGCCCCGCTGGAGACGGGTGCGTTGGCCCCCGACGCTGAGCTGTGGGCCCAGTTCGGGGGTGCCCAGGTCCCGGTGACGATCACCCCGACCGGTGCCGATGGGGGCGTGGCGTACATCTGCCCGACCCGGCGCGGTGACTACAAGGTGTTCGGCAAGGTCGGCGAGGTCAACCCGTTCTCGTCGAAGTCGGGGGGGGACGGGGCTGCCGCCCGTGGCCTGTTGATCCACCCGGCGTCCGTGGCCCGCACGGCGGGGGGGACGGGGACGGCTGTCGTGCTCGGCACGGTCCCGGCCGGCCGGTCGCTGCTGGTCGCTGTCCACGTCCTGGCCGTGGCGGGCACCAGCCCGCAGCTGACGGTGACGGTCCAGCGGGACGACAACGGCGGGTTCTCGTCGCCGACGACGGTGGCCACGGTCGGTCCGACGGCGGTGCCGACGGCGGCCCTGACCACGGTCCTCGGGCCGGTCACGCCGGATGACCGGTACCGGGTCATCTGGACCCTGACCGGCACCACCCCCACTGCCCGGTTCGCCGCTGCTGTCGGCGTCACCCCATGAGGAGTACCTGATGGCCGCTCTGGTCCTGATCAACGCCCGGGTCGAGATCGCCACGATCGACATGTCCCAGCACGTCACCGCCGTGGAGATCCCCGTCGAGGCCGACGAGGTCGGGACCACGACGTTCGGGACGAACGGGTGGAAGACGATGCTGCCCGGCCTGAAGTCCGCGGAGTGCAAGATCTCGTGGAACGACGACTTCGCCGTGACCACCGTCGACGACCGCCTGTGGGGTTGGTTCGGGACGGTCCAGGCCGTACGGGTGCGGGCCACCACGGCGGCGATCTCGGCGACCAACCCGTCCTACGACTTCTCCGTGGTCGTGAAGGAGTTCACCCCGGTGGCCGGCAAGGTCGGTGACCTCGCCACCCAGGACGTGTCGTGGCCGGTGACGGGCGCGGTGGTGAGGTCGGTGGCGTGACCACGGTCCCCGAGGTCGAGATCAAGGCCGTCGTCTACGAGGACGGCACCCGGCAGGTCGTCCCGTCAGCCCAGCCCCGCCCCGCTGACCTGGTGGCGTGGGAGCGGCACTTCGGCCGGCCGGCCACCAGCATGGCGGCCGTGCCCCGCTCCGAGGACGGGGTCCCCCTCATCGCCCTGGAGGAGGCCCTGTACCTGGTGTGGTTGCAGATCCGTCGGGGCACGGGGATGCCGGACGGGTTCGACGAGTGGCTGGACCGGGTCGCGGAGTTGGAGACCGGGGCGGTGGCCCTCGTGGAGGCGCCGGTCCCTTCCGACCCGGATCCGTTGGGATGAGGCTCGTCCGGCTCGCGATCGCGACGGGGACGGGTCCGGGCGAGTGGGGCCTCGACGCCGGGGACTGGCAGGTCGTCGTGTCGTTCGAGGCGGAGCTGCAACGCCAGGCCCAGGCGCGGGGGCGGTGACGGGGTGGCTGGGGCGTCGAGGCAGGCCCTCTACATCGAGGGTCTCGATGAGACGTTGCGGGCGTTCCGTCGCCTCCCGAAGCACATCAAGGACGGTGCCGACGATCGGGTGAGGGAGATCACGGGGATGGTCGCTGACCGGACCCGTGCGGCGGCGTCGACCCGTGCCGAGCAACTGGCTGCGACGACGATCAAATCCCAGAAGGGATCCGTGTCCCTCGGTGGTGGTGGCCGCCGGAACCGTGCCGGGAACATGGCGCTCGGCACCGAGTTCGGTGGGCAGGCCCGGAAGACCACGATGCAGTTCCGCCCCCACCGGGGCCGGGAGGGCTACTTCTTCTGGCCCACGATCCGGGACAGCAGCGCCGAGATCCGCGAGATGTGGGATGACCTCGTCGACGAGCTCGAAGCGGAGGTGACCCGTGGCCGGTGAGCGCCGCATCGTGGTCCGGTTCCTCGGTGAGGCGAAGGACCTGGTCGACGCCGCCGGGGATTCCGAATCGGCCCTGAACCGGGTGGCGGGCACGGCCGGGAGCGTGGCGAAGGGGCTCGCTGTAGGCCTGTTCGGCGCGACCACGGCCGCCGCTGGTGGCCTCTACATGCTGGGCCAGGCGGGTGCCACGGAGGAGCAGTCCCAGGCATCGTTCGCCCAGTCGCTCCGCAACAGCGTCGGGGCGACGGAGGAGCAGATCGCCGCGACGGAACGGTCGATCTCGATCATGCAGTCCCAGACCGGGCTGATCGACGACGATCTCCGCTCGGCGTACACCCTGCTCAACGGGACCACGAGGGACACCGCGAAGACCCAGGAGTACATGGGCATCGCGATGAACATCGCCGCCGCCCAGCACATCTCCGCCGCCGAGGCCGCCGACATCATGGCCGCCGCCGGCCGTGGCGAGATGGACGCCATCGAGAACCTCGGTGTCGCCACCGAGAACGCCGCCGGCGAGGCGCTCAGCTTCGACGAGATCATGCGGAACGCCTCGGAGATGTTCGCCGGGCAGGCCGCCACGGCAGCTGGGACCACGGCCGGGCAGTACCAGATCCTGAAGACCCGGTTGGGGGAGGCCGCTGAGTCCCTCGGGCAGACCCTCCTCCCCGCCGTCGTCGCTGTCGGGTCGTGGCTGTCGGGGAACCTGGTGCCCGCCGTCGAGGACGCCGCCTCCTGGCTCGGCACCCACCTCGGCCCGATCGCCACCGACGTCGCCGCGTGGATGGAAGACGACCTCGTCCCCGCCATCGAATCCGTCGCGACGTGGATCGGTGACACCCTCGTCCCCGCCATCGAGGACGCCGTCGGATGGGTCCGAGACGACCTCGCCCCAGCGCTCGACACCGCCGCCACCACCCTCTCCGAGAACTTCGGGCCACCCCTGCAGACCGTGGCCGGGTGGCTGCAGGCCCTCGCCCCCCACATCGAGACCGTCGTCGGCTGGCTCGGTGACCTCACCACATGGATCCTCGGGAACGAAGAGATCCTCACCGGGCTCGCTGTCGGCGTCGGCGTCGTCCTCGTCGGCGCGTTCGTGGCGTGGGCGATCTCCGCCGGGTCCGCGGCGGTGGCGACGATCGCGGCGACGTGGCCGATCCTCGCGATCATCGCCGCTGTCGCCCTCCTCGTCGCCGGCCTCATATACGCCTACGAGAACTGGGGTTGGTTCCGGGACGCCGTGAACGCCGTGAAGGATCACCTGGTCAACGACGTGTGGCCGGCCCTGCAGATGGGGTGGGGGATCCTGTCCGCGCTCGCCGTGTGGATCTGGGACGCCGCGCTCGTCGTCACCGATTTCGCTGTCGCTGTCGGGGCCGCCGTCGCCGGTCTCGTGTCGTGGATCTGGCAGAAGACGGAGTGGCTGCGGGGGGTGTGGACAACCGGGTGGCGGATCATCTGGTCGGTCGTGTCGGGGATCTGGTCGGCGATCTCGTCGACCATCACCAACGCCATGTCCCGGGTCACGACGTTCGTCTCGGACCACAAGGACCAGATCGTCGGCGCGTTCCGGACCCTGGTCTCGTCGGTGCGGAACATCATGTCGGGGATCGCCGGCGCCATCACCGGGCCGTTCCGTGCCGGGCTCGGCGCCATCAAGGGGATCTGGAACAACACGATCGGCGGGCTCGGCGTCAGCTTGCCCAGCTGGCCCGGGGGGAAGAGCTCCAAGATCCCCTTCCTGGCCGCCGGCGGCGTCGTCACCCAACCCACCCTCGCGATGCTCGCCGAGGGCTCCGAACCGGAGGCCGTGATCCCCCTGTCCCAGCTCGGCCGGTACGGGTCCGGTGGCGGCGGGGAGCTCGTCATCCGGTCCGACGGGTCCCGCCTCGCTGACCTCCTCATCGAGGTCCTCCGTGAGGGCATCAAGAACCGGGGTGGGCTGACCGCCACGTTCGGGCCGCTCTGATGGCCTACCCGCAGACCCCGCTCCCGGTCGAGGTCGACGTCGAGATCGACGGGGCGTGGACCTCGATGGTCACGACCGGTCAGGGGGTCCTCGAGCGGGACCCGGTCGGGGTGGCTGCTGGGCGGTCGTCGTGGGCTGGCAGGGTCGATCCGGGCCGGGGGTCGTGGACGGCTCGCACGGCGGACGGCAGGTGGTTGCCGGACTGGCAGGCGTCCCCGCTGCACAGGAAGTGGCGACGGAACCTCCGTGCCCGGATCGGTGTCGGCCTCGGCGCCTCCTACCTGCATCGGCGTGGAGCGGGGGCCAACGTGGCGTCCACCCCGGACCCGGGGAACCCGGCCGTGGATCTCGACGTGCGGGTCGACATGACCCTCACCGAGGACCTGCCCCACCTCGAATCCGTTGGGGGTCTGGCCCGCCGCATCGCGCACAAGAGCAACGGGTCGACGGGTGGGTGGGAGTGGTCGATCTACCGGGCCGCCGGGGAGGTCCGCTCCGCGATCCTGTGGCGGCCCGCTACCGGCCCAGCCATCCAGGTCTCCACCGACCAGTCCGGCGCCGAGCTCCCCCTGTCGTGGATGTGGCGGCGGGGCGCCCTGCGGTTCACGCTCGATGGGAACACCGGCGGCCGGGCCGCGACGTGGTGGACCGCCCCCACGATCGCCGGGCCGTGGACCCAGCTCGGCCAGCCCGTCACCAACCCGGCGTCCACGTCGATCGGGTCGACCACCAACCCGCTCCGGGTCGGGGGGAACCCGGCAGACGCGTTCGTCGCTCCCCTCGGCGCGCAGATCCACGCGTTCGAGCTCCGGAACGGGATCGACGGCCCCGCCCTCGCCAACCCCCGCTTCGATCTCCAAGCCCCCGGTGTGACCAGCTTCGTCGACAGCGCCGGGAAGACGTGGACGGTCGGGACCGACGGGCAGGTCGCGAACACGCGGTGGCGGTGGCACGGCGAACTGGCGTCCCTCCCCGCCCGGTGGGACCTGTCCGGTGTCGACGTCACCACCCCGATCGAGGGGGCCGGGATCCTGCGACGTCTCCGCCAGGGCCCCACCGTGCTCGACTCCGCCGTCTACCGGGCCATCACCCGACAGGCCGACGACCTGGTCGCGTACTGGCCGATGGAGGACGCATCGGACACGGGGATCACCAGGTTCGGCGCAGCGGTCGGCGGTGCCCCCCTCGTCGTCACGGTCGGCCGGCCCACCCCCGCCACGTCCACCCTGTTCCCGTCGTCGAAACCGCTCCCCACCGTCGGCGGTGCCGTCATGGCGTCCTGGCTCACCTCCTACCCGCAGGCCCCCAGCTGGCAGCTCAGATGGTTCATGGCCGTCCCCGCCGGCCTCACCGGGGCCGACGTCCACGTCCTCCGGGTTGACACCGAAGACCTCACGTTCGATGTCCGCTGGCAGGAGAACGACGGGGGGAACCTCCGCGTCGTGATCCTCCGGGGCAACGTCCAGATCTACACCTCCGGGTGGATCGTCATGAACTCCACCGGGAGGGCGCTCCGCCTCCACCTCGGGATCACCACCTCGGTCAGCGGGCAGGTGTCATGGAACCTGGAATCCCGGACCGTCGGCACCGGGTTCGTCGGTGGCCTGTCCGCCAGCGACGTCGTCACCGGCACCGCCCGCCAGGCCCGGGGCCTCGTCGTCAACCCCTCCGGCCTGATGGGCGACACCGCCATCGGGCACATCACCCTGCAATCCATCCTCACCGACGCCAACGAGCTCGCCGACGGCCTCGATGGGTACTTCGGTGAACGGGCCGGGGACCGGATCGACCGGCTCTGCCAGGAGGAAGGCATCCCGCTCCGGTTCCGGGGCGACCCCGCCACCACCGAGAAGATGTCGTACCAGCGGCCCGCCCCGCTCGTCGAGCTGCTCCAGGACTGCGCCGACGTCGACGGCGGGATCCTCGCCGAGGCCCGCGACAGCTTCGCCCTGTGGTACCGGGCACGGACCGATATGCTCGCCCAGGCTGGCACCACGCTCGACTACTCGGCCGGCCACGTCGCCGGCACTCCCGAGCTGGACCGGGACGACGCGACCCTCGTCAACGACGTCACCGTCTCCTCGCCTGGGGGGACGGGGCGGGCCGCCCTCGACGACGCCTCACCCCTGTCGGTCTCTCAGCCACCCGTCGGGGCCGGCCGGTACGCCACCGACGTCACCCTCCCCTGCCTGTCGTCGAGGGCGGCCGACATCGCCGGGTGGCGGCTCGAGCTCGGCACCGTCGACGAGCCCCGCGTGTCCCGTCTCGAGCTGGACACCAACCTCCCCGCCGTGGTCGCCTCCCCGGCGCTGACGGCCGCTGTACTCGACCTGGGGCTCGGGGACGTGGTCGACGTGGGCGGCCTCCCCGCCCTGATCGGCTCCACCCGGCAGATCGTGCAGGGCATCCGCGAGCGGATCGGCCTGTACTCCCACCGGGTCGAGCTGGCCACGACGCCGGCGTCGCCGTGGGACGTGGCCCTGGTCGGTGTCGACGCCCGGTACGACACCGCCGGGTCCACGGCCGCAGCCGCAGCCTCGGGGGCCACGACGCTGGTGGTGACCACGACCCTCGGCCCGGCGTGGATCACGACGGCGTCGCACCCCACCCACCTCCCCGTCGACATCGATGTCGACGGGGTCCTCGTCACCGTCACCGCCATCGTCTCGGCCACCTCCCCGCAGACCTTCACGATCACCCCCCTACCCCGCGCCGTTCCCGCCGGAGCCGCCGTCCGTCTGCGGCACCCGTCCCGGTACGAGCTGTGAGGAGACCCTGATGCCCCTCGCCGGTCAGCGGATCACCGCCCTCGACTTCACCGCCGCCGTCACCGCGACGGATTCCAACGTTCAGGCCAACATAGGGACCACGATCGGGCCCGGCACTCCCGAGGTCGGGGTCGTGTTCATCGCGCCGACTTCGGGAAAGGTGATGGTGTCGATCGGGGGGTCCGCCGCGGACGACGCCGGGGCGCACAAGGCCGTCATCGACTGGCAGTTGTACGCCGGGACCAACGCGTCGGGGACCCTGATCCTCAACGTCGGGTCCCTGGCCCGGAGGTTGATCATCGGTGGCGACGTCGAAGGCGTCGAGGCGGACAGGTCGAGCCTCGTGACCGGCCTCACGCCGGGGTCGTCCTACTACGCCCGGGTCATGGTCGCCGCCTACGCAGCGACCACCGACGTCTACAACCGGACCATCACCGTGGTCCCCCTACCAGCATGAGGAGCACCCATGCCAGAGATTGTCACCGTGGCCGCGATAGCGGGCGTCCTCGCCGCAGGGCGAGCCGTCGAGCTCGTCGCACAGTGGTGGCGGCGCTGACCGGTGGAGACCAGGGCGACACCTCCACCAACCGGTCAGTCCGCCCGCCCGTCCGGGTGGATCCAGGTGGCCGCCCTGGTCGCTCTCGTCGCGCTCGCCGGCGTCGACGCCTACTCGGTCGGGTGGGATCCTCGACGAGCACGGCCCCGCCGGTCTCGACGACTGGCTGTGGCCCACTGCCGAGGTCACCCCTGTCGCCGGTGCCGCCGTCGCCGTGGTCACCGCCGGTGCCACCGGGGCAGCGACCCGGACCGCTACCGGCGGCGCCCGCACGGCAGGGACCGCCACGGCCCGGGCGGCTACGATCAAGGTCGCCGCCGGGGCTTCCCGCTCACCGGTGGCAGGTGGCGCCCGGGCCGCGGCTGCGAAGCTGGCCGGCGGAGCGGCCCGGGCCGCCACCCCCACCGTCGCCAGCGTCACCGGCGCAGCGCTCACCTCGATCATCCAGGGCGCCGCCCGGTTCGTCGCCGCCATCCAGGGTCGGGCCACAGCTACCACGACCAGGGCCGGGGGCGGGCGGGCAGCGCTGACCGTGACCGCCCGCGACCCAGCCGAGATCCTGTTCGTCGCAGCGACCCGGCCACCAACCGCCTCCGAACAGGCCACGATCGACACGATCCGGGCAGCGGGATGGACCGTCACCGTCACCGACCCCGGCGCCGCCCCGCCCGGCAACCTCGACGACTGGGCCGCCGTCGTCCTGTCCGACACTGCGACCCTGCCCACAGGGTGGCTCAACCCCACCGTCCCCGTCCTCACCCTCAACCAGCAGACCTGGGCCGACACGGCCGCCCCCTACTTCTCGACCCTGACCCTCCTCTCCGCAGGGGCCGACACCCAAGGCGACGACATCGCCGTCAACGGGGGCCCCGTCCCCACCGGGCTCGGCTGGTCACCCGGCACCGTCCACGCCATCACCGGTGGATGGACCTACGCCTACGATCGGGCAGGGGCCGACCCCGACCTCACCATCCAGGCCGGGCACTGGTACGAGACCCCACCGACGCTGCTCGTGACGTGGTGGGTGGCTGACACCGGGACCACGGTCGGGGCGGTCACCCTCCCGTCCCGCCGTGCCGGGTTCGCCATCGACCACGCCGCAGCCCCGGTGTCGTGGACCGCTGACGGCTCCAACCTCCTCGACGGGACCCTGCGATGGCTCACCGGTCGCACATTCGGACCCGCCGTCATCCAGGGCGCCGCCCGGCTCCTGGCCACCGTCAACCCCCGGGCCACGGCCGGCACGACCCGCCCCGGCACGGCCACCGGACCGACCGGCCCGACCGGGCGGGCCGCCGCCATCAAGCAGGTGACGGCCACGTGGCGGGCCCCCGCCTCGACCACGGCCAGAGCCACGGCCACCCGCACCGCCACCGGTGCCACCACCGCCCCCGCTCCAGTCGGGGCACGGTCGACGGCGTCGACCCTCCGCACCGGGACGGCACGGGCCACCACCGCCACCACGGCCAGGGCCGCCGGGTTGCGGTCCGTCGTCGCCGCCGTGATCGGTGGCCTGACCGTCACGGCCCGGACCGCTGGCGCCGCCGTCGGCGCAGGGATCATCCAAGGCACCGCCCGGATCGCCGCCGCCATCACCGCCAGGGCCACGGCCGCCACCACCCGCCCCGGGGCCGGCACCACCCCGACCCCAGCTGGAGCACGGGTCACAGCCACCACGACCCGCACCGGGACCGGGCGGGCCCCGGCCACCGCCTCGGCCAGGACCACGGCCACGACGACCCGGGGCGGCTCAGCTCGAGCAGCCGCCCCGGCCGTGACCCGGGGCGGCGGGGTCCGCACGGCGATCACGTCGGCCCGCTCGGCCGGCGCCGTCCTGGCCCGCTCGGCGGCGAGGAAGCTCACCACTGGGGCGGCCCGGGTCGTGGCCGTAGCCACCTGGTCGGGGTCGACAGCGCCGCTCGTCCCGCCCCTCAACGTCGCCCACACCGCCTGCGCCCGCACCGGGCACCGGGTGATCGCCCACCACGCCCACACCGCTACCGCCACGACGGCCCACCGGGCCGTGGCCAGGAGGCCTACATGCTGACCCTCGAATCGACCACGGCCGAGCGGTTGGCGGTGACGATCACGACCACCGCCGACCCGACCGGGTCCGTCCCTGAGTTCGCCGTGACGCAGGGCCCGGATCCGACGGTGTGGGTGCCGGGGTCGTGGACCGGGGGGTGGGATCCGATCTCGGGGGAGGTGTCGGCGGCCTCGGCGGTGATCGGCGCCGGACAGGTGTTGGCGGTGACGGCCGGGCAGTGGCGGCTCTACGCCCGGTGGCAGGTCGGCGCCGAACGACCGGTGCGTCTCGCGGCCGTGCTCCAGGTGACGTGACGCGGCACCGCCCCCCGAGGGTGGGGGGGCGGTCGGCCGGGTCAGGGCAGGTGGCGGGTCACCCACTGCCGGGCGGCGGTCCGGTCCCTCGACGGCATGCCGAGCAGGTCAGCGGTCTCCGTCCACGTCACCGTCCCCGCCCGCTGCGCCACAGCGGCCGACGAGGCGAACGAGGCCTCGGCGGCGGTGAGTGCCCGGCGGGCGGCACGCAACCGGGCAGCGGTCACAGCGGCCGCCACGTCGACCAGGTCGGTGGACAGGGTGTCGTCGACGGGGACCTGGCGGGGATCCCAGCACCAGCTGCCCGAACCCTACCAGGCCACCTCCAACAGGATCCCCACCCCCAGACCAGCCACCACCACGCACGCCACCGGCACCGCCGCCACCGCCACCCGGGCCACGAACGGCGCCCGCTCACCGTTCGGGCCCGGCGGCTCATCCGTCACGCCCCACCCCCACCAGCCAGCCACACCGGCCACCAGCACCGTCACCACCGCCACGACCATCGCCGTCACCCCCGCTTCCCGACCAGCACCCGCCACCACCACTTCCGCAGCGGCGACGACTTCGACTTCGACCAATCCCACGGCGCCGCCCCCAGAGACAGCACCATCAACCAGTGCACCGGGACCACGCCAAGCACCCAGACCCGGCCCACCTCCCGACCCCAGTCGTCCACATCGGTCGGGACGACCACGACCAGGCGGGGCCACAGCAGGAACCGGAGCCGCCACGTCGCCAACCTGCCCCGGACGGTTCCCCCATCGGGGGCATCGATCCGCCCCACCCGGATCCGCCGTCCGGCCCGGTCCACGACGGTGTCCCCGTCGATGATGCGGCTGATCAGGGTCACCCGCCGCCCGCCGGGGACGACACCGATCACGGCCAGCCACACAACCCAGACCACGACAGCGGCGGCCACGACCCGGATCACAGGTCGAGATCCTCGAGGCGGCGCCGGTCGCGGCGGCTGGCCCGCAGCGTCGTCCGACCGGTCCGGCCGGCGGCGATGAAGTCGTCCAGCCAGAGCCGCTCGTCGGACGGGTCGAGCAGATCCTCGACGCTGGTCTTGGCTCGCTGTTCCCGCTGGACAGCGTGCGCCGTCTCCCACGTCCGCATCGCCGCCGGCGCCCACTCCGCCTCGGTGAGCTTCCCGTTCACCCAGCTGGCCGCCTTCACCGGCTCGGTGCCCTGCATCGGGAGGAGCAGCATCCGGTTCGTCAGGTCCGACACCCGTAGCTCGCCCTCCAGTTCGGCCACCCGGGCCGACGTCTTCGGTGCCGCGGCCCGGGCCTCGGCCAGCTCCCGCCGGGCCCGGGCCCGCCACCGGATGTTGGCGGCCAGGAGCCCGACGGCGAACACGAGGACGACAGCCCCGAGGCCGGGAGCGGCGGCGCCCGCCTCGGCCACCCTGGTCAGCACCTTGAGGACCACGCCGAACACCAGGAGCCCGACGATTCCCTTCACGATTCCTGTTCTCACATCGCCCTCCTCTGGGCCGTGACGCGGGGAGCGGACACACTCCCCTACTGGACGTTTCCCCTGGTCAGGACCCGGATGGTGTGTGACCTCACCGTCACACCGTCACACCGCCCCCGACCAGGGAAAACACGGCGTGGCACTGTGACGGCCGGACGAACCCCCTAGTCAGGGGCCGTCACATCGAATTCCTGCTCGAACGCGGCGACGACGTCGATCTGCCGCCAACCCCAGACCTGCCGGCCGCCCGGCTCCGGGCGGAACCGCCGCGTCTTCACGGCCACCAGGTCGCGCAGCGCCTGCTCCGTCATCGCGCCGTACCGGTCCGGGTTCACGATCCGCAGGGACTCCAGCACGAACGCCACCTGGACCCCGTCGTCGGACGGTCCGTAGCAGCCCAACACGTCGTCCAGGACCTGGCCACGGGACACCGCCTCAGCCACCGGGACCGGCGGCTCGACACCGGCCAAGCGGGCCACGATCGCCTCCGGCGTCGCCTCGGCCCACTGGACCAGGACCGAGTCGCCCTCAGCGACCAGCCACGACAGGCCACGATCCGCCTGGGACAACTCCGCCGGGGCCACCCCCCGGGAGTGCTTCCCGTCACCGAGGACCGAGTTCCCGTCCCGCCAGTCCGCCACCGAGAAGCACGCCCGCGTCCCGCACGATTTCAGCAGGTCAGCGGGGATCGTCACCGGGCTGGGCCGCTGCGTCGCCAGGATCAGCATCACGCCGTACCCAGGGCCCTTCCGGGCCACCCGGCCCGACAGCTTCCCGATCTCCGGGCCGAGCTCCGGGTGTTCCATCGCCTCAGCCACCTCGTCCGCCACCAGGGCGACGAGCTGCTGGCCGGGCGTGGCGTGGATCTCCGGCGTGATCCGGCTCCACCCGTTCGCCTTGTACTCGGTGGCCCGCCGCTTCCAGGTGGCGTCGAGCATCCGGAGCCGGGCCAGGATCGCCTCGGCGGCCTCGTCGTCGTCGGCCGTCGTGACCGAGCTGACCGCCTTGCCCTCGAGGGGGGCGCCGTCCGAGCCGCCCTTGGCCCACACGCAGTGGACCTCGGCGCCGCCGGCGATGAGGTCGGCGGCCAACTGGCGAACAGCGCCGGTCTTCCCCGTCCCGGACTGGCCGCCGATCACGACGGCCCGGTCCGGGAGTTGCAGGGTGACGGGGCGGCCATCCAACGTCTGGCCGATCGGGACGGCCCACAGGTCGACGGGGGTGGCCGGGTCGGCCAGTGGCCACGGCACGGTGGCCGGTTCAGCGTCGAGGATCGTGACCCGGAGCCGGCCGGCCGAGTGGCCACGGCCAGCGTGGCCGAGGCGGAGCCGGTCGAGGGCGACGTCCATGGCCGAGCTGACCCCGGCGGCCACCTTGGCCACGTCGTCGGCGGCCACCCCTCCCGGGAGCTCGAGGACCCCGGTCTCGCCGTGGCCGGTGTGGTGTGGCCGCTCCGCCCACCTGGCCTCATGACCGGCGGCCAGGGCCCTGGCCACGGCGGGGATCTTGGTGGCCACGGCGGCCATGACGGCGGCGGCCACCAGGCGGCCACCCGTGGCCGGGTCGTCGTCGACCTCGGTGGCCACCTGCGGCCGGAGGCTGGCCACCAGGCCCATGGCCACGGCCAGACGCCCGGCCGGCCAACCGGCGGCCACGGCCACGATGGCCACGACGGCGATGGCCAGCCACCGGCCACCGGCCACGAGCCACCACCCGGCGGCCACCACGGCGGCCACCGTGGCCACGGCCGTGAGGAACAGGGCGGCCACGATCACCGCGGTGTTGGCCACGAACGCGGTTCCGGCCACGGCGGCGGCCACCCCGTCGTCACCGGCCACGGTGGCGGTGGCCATGGCCGCTCCGGCCACGACGGCCAGGAGGACCACGGCGGCCACGGTGAGCCACCCGGTGGCGCCGGCCACGGTGGCCACGACCGAGACGGCCAGGGCGACGACGGCGGCAGCGGCGGCCCGTTCCTCGACGGGGGTGGCGAGTTCGGCCATCCGGGCCCGGCGGGCGGCGTGGAGGTCGCCGAGCTCCTGGCCGGTGGTCCCGGCGAGCTGGGCGGCGGCGATGTCCCGGGTCCAGGCCCGGCCGACGTCGCGGGCGTCGTGGTCGAGGCACCACCATGGCCACCATGCTCCGGCGGCTGCTGCGGGGCGCCAGGCGTGGCGGGCGGTGGCCCACCACCATGCGAGGAGGCGACGGATGCGGGTCACCGGTCCACGTCCGACCATGGGCAGTGGAGCGTGATGGCCTCGTCGTCCTGGGCGGGTACCGAGCACGTCATCTCGTAGCCACCGGCGTTGGTGACCCTGATCGGGCCGTAGTCGACCGGGGCCGGCTCGCCACCGGGGAGCACAGCCCACATGGCCACAGGCAGCGACGCCAGCCAGATCCCGACTCCGACCGCCAGCCACACCCGCTGCCGCCGCCACAGCGGTGCCGTGGGCTCGGAGGCCGTGGCCCGGTCGTGCGCGTCGAGGAGCTCCTGGACCCGGCCCGTGCAGGTGTCCGGGGCCAGAGCCCAGACCCCGTCACCGTGGCGCAAGGTCTCGACCGCTACGAGCTGGGCCCGCTCAGCGGCCTCGGTCGGCAGCTCCGGCTCACCGGGCCACCGGGCCACGTCGGCGGCGACCAGCGCCGCCAACGTGTGGTTGTCGACCTCGATCCTCATCCCACCTTCTCCTCTGCTCGCTCTTCCTTCATGTCCCGCGCCCAGTTGCTGACCGTCTTGCGGGGCACGTCGACCTCACGGGCCGTCTCCGACACCGACGTCCCGTCGGCCAGGAGCTCCCGGGCCCGGGCCACGGTGGCCGGGTCGTGCTGGCCGGCCGCCTTCCGTGCCGTCCGCTTCCTGCTCGGCCTCGGCGCCGGTGCCGGGGCGGGCACGGGGATCGGGGCCGGGTCGGCGTCGTCGGCGTGGACGACCCGGAGGCGGGCGGGGGCCACGGGCACCGCCTCCGGGTCGGGAGCCGTCACGGGCAGCGGGTTGGGGACTACCCGGCTGCCGGCTGGCTCGACCTCGGCCACGTCCTCATCCGGTCGGGCCCACAGCAGGTAGAGGCCACCCATCGTCATGATCAGATCCGCCAGGGCCGGGTAGACGGTGGCGATCCACGCCTCCTCGGTGAGGCGGACGTAGGCCGAGATGTGCCCGTAGGACACGGCGGCGCCGATGGCCCACACCGACGCGCCGACCATGGAGATCACACCCCGCCGCCACCCGGCGACCCGGTGGCCCCGGACGATGAGCTCGAACGCGAGGAGCTGCCCGACGGGGGCGACCATGCGGGTCGCTCCGGCGGTGACGTCTGGGGCCATGAGGGCGTTGGCGGCCATGGATGCGGCGAGCCCTCCCCAGAGGCACAGGGCGGCGAGGCGCCGGTCGGTCATCACCCGAACACCGCCGAGATCAGTGCGTTCCCGGTGGTCATGACCCACGTGATGATGACCCACAGGGCACCACCGAGCAGGACTCCGATGATCAACGGCCGCTTCATCACGGCCCCGATCGCGCCCCGGGGGATCTCCCCGGTGGCACCGCCGATCAGGAGCAGGATGAACCCGATCACGATGACGGCGTAGACACCCCACCTGGCGTAGTACTCGATGGTGCTCTTCGCCTCGCCGAGCTTGCTGTCGATGGCGGTGGACTGTGCGATGAAGGCGATCAGCGGAGCCACGATCCGCCCTCCTTCCAATCACCGGACCGGCCCCACCGGGGGGTGGACTGGGCGACCTGGTCCCGTGCGGCGCCCCACCCACGGGCAGCGCCTCGCACGGCGGCCGAGCGGGCAGCGGTCTGGGCCTGGGCCCGTGTCGGGGCCTGCTTGCGGGCCTCGGTGGCCACATCGGCCCCGAACCCCTTGGCGGCACCCCAGCCCCGGGAGGCTCCCCGGGACGCCGTGCGGGTGGCGGTCCCAGCCCACCCGGTGCGGCCCTGGGGGCGGCGGGCCGGGGGCCGGCTCGAGGGGGCGCCGTTGGGCGCCTCGGTCTTCTTGCCTCGGCCCCACATCAGGCGTTCACCAGCTTCACGGCCTGGGCCCGGGAGTAGTAGAAGCTCTCGTCGCCGTACTGGGCGTGGTGGACGTAGATGATGCAGTGCACACCGTCGCCGCAGTACTCGACGCCGGTCACCCGGAACTCGGTGCCCTCGGCGTAGTCCTCGCATCCGGCGTGCTCGAAGACGTCGTCGATCCCGAGGTCCTCGGCGGCCACCTCGTCGCCGGTCGTGCTGTTCGATCCCCATCTCATGGTCTGTCACCTCGCTGGTCGGCGGTAGGGGGAACGGGGCCGGCCCCGGTGGTGGAGGGGGTCCACCTGGGGCCGGCCCCGGCGTGCGGTCCGGTCCGCCGTCCGGACCAGCTCCGCCCCTTGATCGTAAACCCGATCCAGTTGATAATCAACACATGTCGTACGATCATCTACCGGACCAGGACGGAGGCCGTACCCTCGTGCTCGTGACCAGGCCCCGACAGGACGTCCCCCCCGACCTCGCCCGCCGTCTCGCCGAGGCCCGCGACCAAGGCGCCACCGACCACGCCGACTACGCCGGCCACGCCCCCACAGACCCCCTCGAACGGGTCGCCTGGTCCACCCCCCTCGGCATGGACTCCGACCTCCACCTCGACGCCGTCACCGAATGCCGGGCACGCCTCATCCCCTGGCGGTGGATCTCCGTCGCCGCCGGCAACCCCGACGACGACCGGGTCACCGACCTCCACCGCCGGGCACTGGAACGGGCACTCGACCGGCAGGCCGACCGCCGCCCCCCGCAACCTGACCGTAACAGGTAGAATCACCCACGGCCCGTCCGCCAAGACCAGGGCCACACATGAGGCCCCGGGAGTCGCCCCCGGGGCCTCGCTGCGTCACCGCCGTAGGCTCACCGGGGAGGGGAGGGGACCACGGCTAGGCATCCCAACGCTGGCCTGAGGGCCCCCTCCCCCACCGAGTCACCCACGATCCAGATACGTCGCATCGAGTACGTAGTCGTGTAGATCGATCGCGGCAGCGTTCAGATACACCTCGGTAGAGCTGATCGACTCGTGGCCCAGGAGGCGCTGCAGGATCGGCATCGGGGTCCCCGCCAGAGCGTGCTCCAAGGCGAACGTGTGCCGCCACTGATGCGACGTCACATGCGCCCCCACCAGCCACGACGCCTCCAGCATCACCCGGGCCGCCGTCCCCGGCGTCACGTTGCCCTTCGCCCCCGGGCCCGGGCGCTTCGACGCCCACATCGGCCCCGCGTACCGGCCCTTGCACCACGCCTCCAGACCGGCGGCGGCCTCGGCCGGGACCGGTACCGTCCGGTCCTTCGCGCCCTTCCCCGTCACCGACAGCGATCCCTGACCCCGCTTCCCCTGGCCCCGCTTCCACTGCTCCCGGTGGAGCCCGGCGATCTCCGACACCCGCAGCCCGCAATGCAGGCCGAGCAGGATCATCGTCCTCGCCCGGTCCGGAGCCACGGCCAAGATGTCGGCCGCCAGCTCCGGCGTAACCGCCCTCGGGTGCCTGGTCCGCCGCCGGGCCCGGCCGATCAACGGCCACGGGTCGTGGTCGGTGAGACCGCTGGCGACGGCCCACCGCCAGAACGTCCGGTAGCTCGAGCAGTAGGCGTTGCGGGACTCGGGGGCCATGTGACCGAGGTCGATCGCGATCCAGGCGTCGAGCCTCGGCGTGGTGAACGCGGGGAGCGGGTCGGTCGGGAACCGCTTCGCGAAACACCGTATGTGCTTGTCAACGGAGACGCGGGTGAGGTGTGCGATGTCGTCTTTCATGGCCCGCCTGGTGTTCCAGGTCAGCATGAGGTCGACGACAGGTGTGCTGTCTGACTGCGCAACGGTCGACATGTCGCCCTTCGATGTGTCGGCCAGGCCACGCGTTGGGATGTGCCCAATTCGTACCATAATGATCTGAACGAATTCAACTAAAAGTCATGCAGCGTTCAGATGTAGGCAAGTACTTCGAGACTCTCCCAGTCGCCTAGTCAGGTAGCTGTAGACGTCGGCCTCGGAGCCTACGAATACGTCCTCGGGGATCGATTCTTTCCGGCCCGGTATTTCCTCTCCGAGCAGGTCACGGACGGCGGCAGCCTTGAACTTGTCCATGCGGGACACGTTGTTGACCCACGCCGAGACGGCGGAGCGGGAGACCCCGACACGCAGGGCGAACGATGCCGGGTTGTGTCGAGCGGCGGTGATGAGGAGGAACAGGGCACGACCCGGGTTGGGTGTGAACTCCTCGGGTTCCTCGGTCGGGGCGGCGGCCTCGATGGGGGCAGAGGTGGGGCTGGCCATATCCAGACCCTAGCCCATTGTCCAGGATCTGAGAATAGTCCCTAAGGTGAACTACCCAACAAATCTCAGACTCTGGACAAAGTTCGGAGCAGGGAGTATGTTCAGAGCCATGACTCCTCTCCGATCAGCGATCGAGGGGCTGCTCACTGCAAGAGGGGCGACCGAGACACTCGACAGTCTGGTCACCCGTCTACGCAGCGACGGCGCCAACTGGGACCAGGTTGTGGAGGCCATCGAGGCCGCCGCTGGTACCGCGCCGTCCCGGCAGACCCTCATTGATTGGTTCCCGACCCTGAACCGCCCACCCGGCCGACGACCCTCCGTCGACACCGACGTCGAGGCCGCCGCCTAGTTCGCCGGGTCGGCCCTGGTTACAGCGGACCGGGCCGACCCGCACACCGTCCCCGGCGCCCACCCGCAGCCCCACCGACAAGGGGCCGGGTGCCCCGCCCGCACCGGCGCCGGGGCAACAACTCCACCAACCCACGACCCCTCAAGGAGGGCTCTTCGCCATGCCTCTGAACACGACCGAGACCACCACGACCACCGACACCAACCTCAAGGCCACGCTCCCCCCGGGACCGTGGCAGGACGAACCCGACAAGGCCCTGTGGAACGACGAGACCACCGGCCTCCACTGCCTCATCATCCGGCACCCCTCGGGCCACCTGTGCGGCTACGTCGGCATCGACACCGCCCACCCGTGGCACGGCGACGCCTACAACGACCACTACGAGATCACGGTCCACGGCGGCCTGACCTACGCCGACAGCAGGGACGACGACGAGATCTGGTGGTTCGGCTTCGACTGCGCCCACCTCGGCGACCTGACCCCTCGGCACTTCCATGCCGACCCGGTCACCGAGGCCGCCATCGCCCTGTGTGGAGACGGAATCGGCGGCGGCAACACCTACCGCGACTTCGGCTACGTCACCGCAGAGGTCACCCGCCTCGCCGAGCAGCTCGCGGCGGTGACGGCGTGACCATCAGCCTGAACACCGACCAGATCCTCACCCGCCTCGACCACGGCAACCAATGGACCCAAGGCACCTGGGGCGACCCCGCCGACACCGAGGCACCCACCTGCCTCCACGGCGCCATCCGGGCCTGCCAACCCACCCCCGGCGACGCCTACCTCATCCGACAGGTCGCCGAACGCCAGGGCTGGGGCACCACCTTCAACGACGCCGTCGGTACCGAGTGGCACGACATCGAAGTAGCGCTCCTCACCCACCGCGAGGTCACCGACGCCGACCTCGCTGACACGTTCGGCCCGACCTGGGAGATCACGGTCGACACGGTCCGCACCATCGCCGCCGCCACCCCCACCCAGATCCAGGCACTAGCCGCCGCCAGGGCCGCCGCCTGGGCCGCCGCCAGGGACGCCGCCTGGGCCGCCGCCAGGGACGCCGCCTGGGACGCCGCCAGGGACGCCGCCTGGGACGCCACCAATGCCGGCGTCGTGATCGATCTCGTCGGGCAGCACGGACTCCCCGCCGACCACATCCGCACCATCGCCGGCCCGTGGTGCGCCGTGTTCCCCGACTCCGCCCTCGCCCACGCCGTCACCGCACTGGAGGACTGACCATGACCGAACACACACCCAGCGAACGGCTCATCGCCGCCATCAACGCCCCAGCCACCTACCCCGTCGACACCTCCAGGCCCTACGGATATTGGGCCTACACCATCGGCGCCACCGCCAAGACCCACCAGGTCGGGGACCTCGTCGACTGCGTCGACGCCAGGGACGACTACGAGTTCACCGGCAGGATCGTCCAGTTCACCACCGACGACATCGGCCCCCGCGCCGTCGTCGTCCTCCACTCCGACACCACCGGGTTCGACCACGCGGCGCTCCGCTCCGCCGCCGGGGTCCGCTGCCCCATGACCGCCACCCTCGCCGTTGTCCTCAACCTCCGGGACGGGGGTGCCCAGTGACCCGGTTCCAGCTCACCATCTCCACCACCGTCGAACTCGACGTCCCCGACGACACCCTCGGCCACATCGACGACATCGATGCCCACCTCACCCACCTCGTCGCCCTCGGCCACGGCACCGAGATCCGCAGCGGGAAGGCCGTCAGTGCCCACGTCCCCTACTACGACACCGAGAACCCCCGGTGGACGCAGATCAGCGTCGACGCCGGGACCGGTGTCCTGTGGGAGGACGTGCGGGACGCCCTGTGGCCCGCAGAGCACGCCGGAGGTGCAGCAGCGTGAGCAAGCTCGTTTTCCTCGACACCGAGACCACCTCCCTCGACGCCGACACCGGCGAGATCTGGGAGGTCGGCGCCATCGTCCGTTTCGACGGGGCGCACATCGCCGAGTACCACTGGTTCCTTCCGGTCAGCCTGGAGCACGCCAGCTCGGTGTCGCTCGACATCGGCCGATTCCACTCCCGGCACCCGCAGGGCAACGACAGCCCCGACGCCAAGGTGCTCCGACTCGACGCTTTCGCCCAGGAGTTCGCCAGCCTCACCCACGGCGCCCACCTCGCTGGCAACGTCGTCAGCTTCGACGAGGAACGGCTCCGGAAGCTCCTCCGCAGGCACGGCCACATGCCATCCTGGCACTACCACCTCGTCGACGTCGAGACCCTGGCCGCCGGGTTCCTGGCCGGTCAGAGCGGGATGGCCAGAGACCTGCCGTCCGAGTGCGACAAGTGCTCCCCGCCGTGGAACAGCCGGGAGCTGTCCGAGGCGCTCGGTGTTGAACCTCCGTCCGACGAGGAGCGGCACACCGCCCTCGGCGACGCCCGGTGGGCGATGCGGATGTACGACGCCGTGATGGGCGGTGAGTCGTGATCGCCCTCCAGCCCATCACCCTCACCTTCGCCGTCACCTGGCTCGCCGTCATCGCCATCCTCGGCGCCGCCGCATGGCACTGGTGGGACGCCATCACCGGCCCCGTCGCCCGGTTCCTGTTCGGCGACCCCGGCGAGCCGCTGGGGTGGGACGTGGAGCTCCACATCGTCGAGCTCCACCGGGCCGCCCGGACCCCCGACGAGATCGCCGAACGGCTCGGTCTCACCTCGGACGCCGTCGAGTGGATCATCGGCCGCTACGACGACGGAGACGCAGCATGAGCGACCTGCCGTTCGACGAAAACGAGATCGTCACGATCTCCCAACTTCTCCTCGCCGCCGTCGGCGCCAGCCGTGCCCGAGACGAGGTCCGCTACAACGCCCTCACCGCCGAGGCGCTCGACCGGATGGAAGCCCTCGACCCCGGCATGCACCGGGTGATGTGGCACATCAACCTCACCCTCATCGGTTCCGCCTGCCACATCGGCATGCAGGGCGACGACACCGACTGGCGCCTCATCGCCACCGACATGGAGACCGGCGACGTCGTCAACCCCGACGACCGCCCCGAAGCCCGGCCCGCCGTGACCGCCATGCGCCTCATGGCCACCTACAAGAACGGCGACATCGACACGTGCTGCGCCCTGCTCCAGGCGGCGATGGTCGACGAGGCCGCTGCCAGTGAGATCACCTGGGCGCTGGCCCGGGTCGTGCACCTGCTCGCCAAGGACGCCGGCCTCATCGAAGGAGCTACGGCATGACCCTGCTCCCCCTCAACGACGACGAGGTCGCCTACCTCGACCTCCTCCACGGTGACGCCAGCGACTGGGCGTACCGGACCCTCGCCAACCCCGACTCCACCCCCGACGACACGATCACCGCCAAGGCCATCGTTCATCGGTGCGGGCCGGCACCCACCTGGCCCGAGGACGACGACCGCCTCATGGGCCTCGCCGGGCTCTGCGTCGTCGCCCTCACCTCCGGCGCCGTCGGGGTCTGCATCGGCGCCGCCGCCTTCTGGGCGGTGACCCGGTGAACCCCGTCGCCGTCATCATCGCCGGCCTCGCCGTCATCGGCCTGGCCCTCGCCGCCTCCCTCGTCCTCGAAGCCGTCCTCGACATCACCGGGCGGGACGGGCGGCTCGACACCACCACCTACCGCAAGGAGACCCACTGATGACCACCACCAAGAGCAAGGGCTGGAAGCTGCCCGAAGGGGCAACCAGGTGGGAGACGTTCCTCCGGCACACCGGCGACGGTGAGACCTGGGCCATGATCCGGTTCTACAACGACGCCGGAGACCTCGTCTACGAGACGGCGGTCGGCTGATGGGTGCCGCATCCCGACGCAAAGGCGCCGCCGCCGAGCGCCGCATCGCCGGCACCGACGACGCCCTCGGCGACATCACCGGCATCCCCGGCCTAGTGCTGGAGGTGAAGAACCAGAAGGCACTCAACCTCGCCGGATGGGTCGACCAGCTCGGTGACGAACTGGACACCGCCCAGACCACCCATGGCGCCGTCATCCACAAGCGGGCCGGGAAGATCGACGTGGGGGAGTGGTACGCCACGATGCCCGTCTCCGTCCTCCTCGACCTCCTCCGGACCGCCGGGTACGGCGACGCCACGGCCCGCCCCCTCGCTGCCACGACCCCGGGGGTGGCGCTGTGACCGCCTCCCGAACCGTCCTCATCATCAACGCCGAGTACACCAACCTCTACACCGGCACCCAAGCATCCTCGCAGGTCTACCACCTCCCCGGCCTCGGCTGCATCGACAGGTCCGAACACAAGGTCGAGGTCGAAGAACGCCTCGCCGTGGCGTTCGGCCGGCGCCTCTGCGCCACCTGCACCAACCGGGTCAAGGCCACCGAGTACCTCGACGCCACCCACAAGGCACTCGTCGATGCCGGCTGGCCCGACCTCGACACCCTCGCCCACCTCGTCCCCGACGGCCTCGAGGTCCGCCTCTACGACACCCGAGGCCGAGGCCAGGCACGCCGGGTGTGGTCCTCCACCGACGCCAGGAGCAACCCGTGACCGCCATCGCCGTCGACTCCATCGCCCCACCGCAACTGTTCGACCAGTACGACCGGTACCTCCTCCCCCGCCCCAACGGAGAACGCGCCCCCCACACCAGGGCCAGCACCATCGCAGGCGTCCTCGACAACCGGTACAGCCTCGAACAGTGGCAGCAGCGAGTCGTGGCCAAGGGCATCGCCATGGACCAAGGCCTACGCGCCCTGGCCGCCAGCTGCGACGTCGACACCGACAAGAAGAAGTTCAAGGAGATCTGCGAAGACGCCATCAAGATCGGCGGCGGGGAACGGGCGGCGAACGAGGGCACCGGGATCCACACCCTCACCGAAACCGTCGACAAGGGCGGATCGGTCTCCGACATCCCCGAGGAGTGGCGGGACCGGATCGAGTGCTACGTCCGGGAGCTCGACCGGGTAGGCCTACACGTCGACCCTGATCTGATCGAACGGATCGTGATCGACGACCGCAACCAGGTCGCCGGACGGTTCGACCGAGGCCTCACCCTCGACCGGGACATCACCCTCCAGTTCCCGCCCCGCAAGGGGAACAAGAAGGGACGGAAAGCCAACGTCCCCGCCGGGTCGATCCTGGTCGGCGACGTCAAGACCGGTGGGTACATGTCGTGGCTCAAGTTCACGATCCAGCAGGCCACGTACGCCAACCACACCGCTACCTACGACGAGGCCACACACCATCGGGCGCCACGCATCGAGTTCAACACCGACGTGGCCGCCATCATCCACCTCCCCGCCAAGGGCGAACCGGAGTGCCGGATCCACTGGGTTGACCTCGTCGAGGGCTACGACGCCTACCTGACTGCCCTGGAGGCCTACGCCTTCAGGCGGGACGACAAGGCACTCACGGTCGCCGAACCGGGCGACCCGTTCGCAGGCCTCGAAGTCGAGACCGCGGCGTGGGTCCGTGACCGGATCCGGACCCTCGCCGGGAACCCCGCCGCCGTCACCGACCTCCGCAACCGGTGGCCCGACACGGTCCCCCAACCGTTCCCCCCGGACGCGACCCGCGCCCAGATCGACCAGCTCGCCCGGGTTCTCGACGTCGTCGAGGCCCGCAACCAGATCCCCTTCGGAGCCACACGGCCCGGAGCCAACAACCAGAAAGCGAACCACCAATGACCAGCATCAGCATCGACACCATCGCCGGCCCCGACGGGGACTCCTTCAAGTTCGACGCCATCGGCGACACCGTCAAGGGCCGCATCCTCCACCTCGAGGAGTTGGAGCGGGAAAACCGCTTCAACGGCAAGACCGAGAAGGTCCTCCGGATCTCACTGGAGCTCGACGACGGCGAGACCGCCATCATCTGGCCCGTCACCAGCACCGACGTCAACGGCAACGGGTACGCGTCCCGCATGGCCAAGGCCATCGCCGCCGCTATCCGGGCCGCTGGGGAGACCGACCTCGCGACCGGCGGGATCCTCGCCGTGAAGTTCTCCGGGGAGCAGCCCACCGACAAGGGCAACCCGGCGAAGTTGTTCCAGGCCCAGTACAAGGCGCCCGCCGAGGCTCCGGTTGCTGACGGGGACGCCGCCGACGGCGCCGTCAACGACCTCATCGGCTGACCCGTCCGGCCGGCAGCCACTCGCCCACCAACCCCACGCCGGGTTGGTGGGTGGGTGGATGCCTACCGGACCCTCCACCTCCTACCGCTTCCCCGCCGCAGCCACCCCCGACACCCTGGACATCCGATGACAGAACGCCACATCGTCAACACCAAACAGGCCACCCTGCTCGACCTGTCCATCCACGGACTCGGGGACTGGCACACCGACATCGCCACCCTCATCGTCCGCCTCGCCGAAGCCAGGGCCTGGCTCCACCAAGGCCACGACCCCCACGGCGTCGCCACACGAGCGGCCGCAGCCCTACCCAGGCTCCGGGAACTCGCCGACGAGCTCCCCGCCCTCCTCGACCGGGTCGAACAAGCCGCCTACCACCACGGCGTCGACCCCGGACAGGTCGCAGCGTGATGCCCCCCGACAAAGACGGGCCGTCCTGGCAGATGCCGGCCGACGAATGGGAACGCCAACAGGAAGCCGGGTGGCCAGAAACCGACCGGCACCTCCGGGCCGTGGTCGACGCAGACGCCCCGGGAAGCTCCCCGATCGACTGGGCCACGTTCTGGACCGTCGATCAGGAAGCCGTCAGGTGGCTCTGCGAACCGATCATGCTCACCGGGAAAGCCATCCACCTCTACGCCCCCCGCGCCGAGGGGAAGTCGTCCCTGTCGCTCTACATCGCCGCAGCGCTCGCCACCGGCCGACAGGTCCTCGACCACCCGGCCGGGCCCGGCGTCAAGGTCGCCTACATCGACCTGGAGATGACCCCGGAAGACCTCCGGGAACACCTCATCGACTACGGGTACGGGCCCGACTCCGACCTGTCGAACCTCGTCTACTACGTCGACCCGCCCTGGTCGAAGCTCGACACCGAGACCCACGCACTCAACATGCTCGCCTGGATCGACGACGTCGCCCCCGACCTCGTCGTCGTCGACTCGATCTCTCGGTGCATCTCCGGCGAGGAGAACTCGAACGACGTCTACGACGCCCTCTACGACCACGCCATCGGCCCGTTGAAGCGCCGCGGGGTGACCAACCTGTGGCTCGGGAACTCAGGGAAGGACAAGGAGAAGGGTTCCCGGGGCGGGTCACGCAAGGAAGACGTGATGGACACCATCTGGGCCATGTCCCGAGGTGACGACGGCGCCGTCAAGCTCCGGAACACCAAGAGCCGGTCGAGGTGGATCCCGATGGGTGGCGAAGTCGGGTTGCAACGGGCCGAGGACGACGACGGTGTCATCACCTACCGCACCTGCAACCCGTCGGCCCAGCTGCCCAAGGGGTCGATCGAGGTGGCCGCCCTCCTCGACAAGCTCACGGTCCCGCTCGACGCGTCGGTGAAGGCGGCCAAGGCGGCATTGACCGGGATCGGACAGGGCCGCCGGACCGACACGGTTGCCGGAGCGTTGAAGTACCGGCGGTGGCAGGCGCAGACCATCCAGATCCGTGGGGAACGCTCGGGGAACGCCCCGATCGGGACCTCCGGGAACGGTCGGGGAACGGATGACTTCTAACCACCTCCGACTAGGCGGGGAACGCGGCGGGGAACGCCGGGGAACGCCCAGCAGCCAATCGGGGAACGCGTCCCCCCCCTATGGGGGGAACGCTTCCCCAGGCCGACACCACTCATCTCATCCACAACCTGTGGATAACCACTCGACACCCACGGAGAACCCCATGACCACCAACCCCACCGCCATCGTCATCCCCGACACCTGGGCCTGGACCACCGACGCCAACCAGGTCCACGCCATCGCCGTCGCCACCCCCACCGGCCGAGAGCAACCCATCCTCACCGCCCGGGTCCGTGACGCCGTCGAAGGCATCCAGCTCATCCACCTCGGCTCCGTGCCCGCCACCTGGTCCGCCGGAGCTCCCTGCGGCGACATCATCGCCCTCGACCTGTGGGGCGACCCCGAACGGCCCGGACGGATCTGGGCCATCGACCGTGCCCTCAGCACCGCCCTCCGCCACGCCGACGAGGTCCACGCCAACCCGAGCACGGAGACCGGCCCGCAGAGCACCCCGGTCGTGGCCGTCACCGGCGGGGTGGCCGTCGCCTGCGTCGCCCCGGTCCTGGTGCACCCGTGGGCCCAGCCCGGCACCGAGGCGGCCATCGAGGCCCTCACCGCCGGCGACGCCGAGCTGGAGCCGGCCCCCGGGGCGGTGGCGTGATGCCCCGCCGCGTCCAGCTCTCCCGCCGCAAGGGGTGGCGCATGCCCCCCGGCGCCGTCTCCGTCGCCCGTCCCACCCGCTGGGGCAACCCGTTCCGCATCGAGGCCGCCCGGGAGGCAGGCTACGGCGAGGTCGTCGACGACGCCACCGGCAAGCTCCGCGACGCCACCGACACCGAGATGCGGGAGTTCGTTGTCTGGTGCTTCCGGCGCTGCATGATCCGGGGTCCCCGCTCCGAGTGGTGGTCCCTCGACAGCGCCGCTCACCTCCAGCGCATCATCGACACCGTCCACGAGCTGGCCGATCTCGACCTGGCGTGCTGGTGCCCCCTCGACCAGCCCTGCCACGCCGACGTCCTCCTGGCCCTCGCCAACCCGGAGCCCGCCGCTCAGCTCGACTGGGAGGCGTCGTGACCCGCCGGAAGAACACGAAGCGCACCGTCCGCTCCTGGGAGATCCAGTCCAACCGGCCCGGCCTGCGCCCGGCCGCAGCGGTCGAGCCGTGGGACATGCCGCTGCTCGTCAGCGAAGTCGTCTCCGAGTCGTCCGCCGCCCGCCGGGCCAACGACCGTCAGACCTGGGACCCGATGGTGATCGTCACCGTCAAGGGTCGCTGGAACGGCACCGACCAGACCGCCGAGCTGAAGCTCATCATCCCCGCCACCCACGCCGACGACATCGGCGCCGGGATCGTCATCGCCGGCCGGCATGCCCACTCCGACGCCGCGGCGGGACTGCTCACCGACGCCCTCGACAACGATCCGGAGGCGTCGTGATCATCGCCGCCTGGATCCTCCTCGTCACCGTCGGCGCCACCGCCGGTTTCGCCGTCCTCGTCGCCCTCCACCACCACCTCGCCCACCGCCGCGACCGGTGGCGTGCCGACCAGACCGCCGACGCCGCCGTCGCCGAGAGAGCCGCCCGCCTCGCCGCCGGCCGCATCGACCACCGGATCGAGCACGGCGTGTGGGGCGGCCATTCGGCCCGGCAGCTCAAGGCCCTCGGCCCCGCCCACCGGGGCACCTCGAAGGGGGCGGCGTGACCGTCACCCACCTCACCGGCCAGGTCCTCGACGTCATCCGCACCCTGCCCGACGGCTCCGTCGACGCCGCCATCGGTTCCCCGCCGTTCCTCGCTCTCCGGGACTACAACGGCCAGCCCGGCCAGTGGGGATCCGAGGCCAGCCCCGCCGAGTTCCTCGCCAACCTCCTCGACCTCTCCGCCGAGCTCCGCCGGGTCCTCGCCCCCCATGGCTCCCTCGCCCTCGAGCTCGGAGACACCTACTCAGGGTCGGGCGGCGGCGGCGGCGACTACCGGCCCGGCGGGCTCCGCGAGGGCCAGGTCGGGTTCGCAGGGTCCCAGGCCGCCCGGCGTCGAGGCGCTGAGCACTGGCGCCAGAAGCAGGTCGCCCGGACCGAATGGCCGTTGGCGAAGTCGATGTGTCTCACCCCGACCACGTTCGCCGCCTGCCTGAGCTACGGCCGGAACCTGCTCACCGAGCCGATGACGGCCGCCGAGGCCCTCGACTGGGTCGACCAGCTCCGGGCCGGTGGCATGTCGGCCGAGGCCGCCCTGGCTGCCGTCGGGGGGTGGGTTGTTGAACACGGTGACGCCCACCGGTTCGACCCGTGGCGGGTCCGGAACCTCATCGTCTGGGCGCGCAACAACCCACCGGTAGGGGCGCTCGGCGACAAGGTCCGCCCGGCCACGAGCTACATCACGGTGGCGTGCATGTCGGACCGGAGGTGGTTCGACCTCGACGCCGTCCGCAGCGAGAACCCACGCGTCGCCGAGACGCAGGCCCAGCACCGCCGCCAGCCCTGCCGTGGAGGCGAGCGGGAGACGAACGACATCATCCGCCAGAACCCCGCTGGCGCCCCGCCCCTCGATCACTGGTGGGACGAACCCGACCCCGACCTCGTCTGGCTCGTCAACACCCAAGGCTCCAGCCTGGCCCACTACGCCATGTGGCCGCCGAAGCTGGCCGAGCGGCTCATCCTGGCCATGGTCCCGGAACGGGTGTGCCGTACCTGTGGGGAGCCGTCGAGGCGGATCACCGGGCCGGCCGAGTACCGCCGCACCGACTCCGACCGGGTCCCGGCCCGGCTGGCGATGCGTGACGGCAGCCGGCCCGCCGCTGGCGCGAACCAGCACACCCGCCCCAACGGCGCCAACACCAGCGTCACCCGCCACGCACCGACCATCGGCTGGTCCGATTGCGGCCACGACGACTGGCGGCCCGGCGTCGTCCTCGACCCGTTCGCCGGAGCCGGAACCACCCTCGCCGTAGCGGACATCCACGGCCGGGACGCCATCGGCATCGACCTCGACCCGAGCAACCGGGCGCTGTACGAGCCCCGCTACGAGCAGTGCTGGAAAGCGCTCGGCCGGACCGATACGTCACCCGTCACCGAGCACGGCGAGCAGCTCGGGCTCTTGGACGGTGTGGCGTCGTGACCGCTCGTTTGCTCTCAGCCCGGAAATTTGGCCCCTCTCAGGCCCGCCAGGGGTGCCGCAGGCATCCGGATCGCACCCGGAACGCCTCAGCGTCGCTCTGCGGGGCTGTGAGCGCCCCACCCATCCCACCCAACCCAAGGAGACCCATGACCGACCAGACACCAGCGGAGGCGAGCGACTGATGCCCAAGACCCTCGTCCTCCACACCACCGAAGGCTCGACCATCGCCTCGGCCCGGGCCGCCATGGACCGCAACCGATCCTGGTCCAACTGGGTGTGCGACCCCGCCACCGGGGCCCTCGTCACCCTCCAAGCCTCCGAACGGGGCGACCGCAGCCTCCGGAACCTGTCCGGTGGTGTCGAGACCAACAACCGGCCCGGCGTGTGGCAGCTCGAGATCGTCGGCCGGGCCGCCCTCGTCCCTGGCTACGACGACGACTGGTACTACCACCTCGCCGCGATCGTCCGCCAGCTGTGCGACACGCACGGCATCCCGAGGCGGTTCCCGGCCCCGTTCGTGTCGTACCCGAGGTCGTATGGGGTGAAGGCCGCTCAGCGCATGACCGGCGCCGAGTGGCTCCGATGTGACGGGATCGTCGGCCACCAGCACGTCCCGGAGAACGACCACGGCGACCCGGGGGACATCTCCCGGTTGATCCCGCTCGTGGTCGACCAGCCCCCCGCCCCGATCGAACCACCACAACCACCAACCACCGAGGAGGCCCGCATGGGCATCTACAGCCAGGCCATGGAAGACATCGACGCCCTCTACCTCGCCTACGAGGGCGAAGTGGAGCCCGGCACACCCGAGCACGCCCAACGGGTCAAGAACCTGCGGATCTGGGGCCGTGACCTCGCCAAGACAGTCCTCGTCGACGGCAAGGACCCCGCCCCCACCGTCCGGTTCGTCGCCCTCCACCTCGCCGCCCAGGCCGGCCTGTGACACCCCCCGTCGTGGCCTGGGCGGTGGTCGGCGACCCGCCCGTCACGCTCGGAGGGCGCGGCGGTGTCCTCCACGGGCACGCCGCAGCGTGGTGGCAGTGCATGGCGCCGTCGTCAGCGACCGACCTCGTCGACGACGACGTCGTCAACGCGCTGCGCGGCGCCGCAGCGATGGCGACCCTCCTCGGAGCGCTCGGCACCGCCCGTGAGCTCGAGGCCATCATCGAGGTGTGGGGCCACACGGTCACGGCGACCACGACCAGCAGCGAGGTGGCGTCGTGACCCACCTCGCTGCTGGTCTCGCCGGTGCTGCTGTGGCCCTGGCCGCCGTCGCGGTCGCTGCGTGGATCCTCGTCGACCGGGTCGACGCCCTCGTCGACTAGAATCCGCGTCCCGGTAGTAGTGACGGCCCTCGGCCTGGTGGAGACGCGTTGCCACCCGTCCTCAATCCACCAGGCCCGGGGGTCGCTCCGCGTCCGGCATCATGGTGGACATGACCTGGCACATGGAACCCCGCCCCGACGACACCGTCACCATCACCACCAGGGCCACGACCGGGACCGGGGACCGCGTCGACGCATGGCTCGCCCTCCACGCCTACGCCATCGACCTCACCCTCGTCGGTGGCGTCGAGTCACGGCCGGACACCTGGCCCCTCGCCCACGACATCGTCGCCGTCGCCACCCTCGACCAGCTCCCAGACCTCATCCGGGCCGTGCTCGACCTCACCCCCGAACCCATCACCATCACCCGGGGTGAACCCGGCGACCAGCCCACCCCAGCGCTATGGGCCATGGAACGGCCCTACTGACCAGCACCGCCACCGCACGGGCCCAGGCCCAGGGCACCACCCCACCCCCACCCCCCTCCACCCAGGCCCCCGCCGCCACGACCCCGGCGGCTACGGCCGCACCAGCCACCGACCCGGCACCCAGCGTCACCCCCCACCCCCCACCCCCACCCACGACGCCCACGACGTGGGTGATGCCG